ATGAAATCAACAGGAATCGTTAGAAAAATTGATGAGTTAGGAAGAATCGTTTTACCGAAGGAAATACGGAGTGCGCGGGGTTTAACGCATGGTACTCCTATGGAATTGTTTGTTGACGAGGATCAAATCATTTTACGAAAGTACGAGCCTGGTTGCATCCTATGTGGAAGCGTTCAGAATCTAAAGATACACAAGAGCGGGAAAAAGATTTGTAAGAAATGCCTATAAACCATGGAGGTGTTTTGGACATGGGAAAATTCTCTCAAATGGGATTAGAAGACAAGAGTGCAGAGGTTTTTGATTATTGCGAGAATTGCGAGGTGGAAATATACGAAAACCAAAGCGCGTGGATGGCTGGAAATGAATTGTTTTGTAGTAAGGGGTGCCTAGAGAAAGGCTTGAAAATTAAACATGTGAAAGTTAAAGACAAGCGTAAGTAGTCGAAACCAGGAGTTCTCTCCTGGTCGCAGGGAGCTGACCTACCCTGCCTGATGAGACAGGTCTATGTAAATCAAAAACGAGGTCACAACGGGTCGGTCATTGGGACTGTAACAGCTACGTAGAGGTTGTGACGTAGCGGCCTCGTGACTAATAGAAAGGGGTGAGGTTTTGGATTTAACAAAAAGAATGTTGAAAGAGGAATTAGAAGCGTTAGACGACGATTCATTGCTGGATCATTTCAGTTTTTCGTGCGTGAAATATGCAGAAGACCAAGTAGGGTTCCGTTATGTGGAAAAAGTGAGGGAAGTAATACTTCGAAGACTTGCAAATAAAAATGACCCGTCTGCCAACGGGCCAGTAGAAAACACTTATCAGCCCTAGTCTACTACGACCGCATTAGGGGCACAAGAGGGAGGTTTCATCGATGAATCTCTTCTGGAAGATTTCCACGCTGGATGGAGAGGGTGCGGAACTACGAATTGAAAACGCACCTAACGAAATATGCCGGCTCATTGTCAAAAGGATGGTAACTTTACTGCCAAATAAAGATGCTGTAAAACCTTCGAGAGCTGATAGGATTCTTTCAGGCATACCTGCTTATAAATCTTCGCCAGTTGTAGAGGAGCCACCACATGAGGAGAAGCAGGGTAACTCTAAAGCAGCAAAGTCTCGACCTAGACAGCTTCCTTTTGTCAACGGACCAAACTCATTACATCAAAACATGGGCGAAAAGATAAAAGAGGCTGTACAGAAACAATGCGTAGCTGGATCAGGTATCAGAGAGATAGACGGGCTTCCGCTATACCAAACCGGATATAGTTGTCCGGCATGCAAACATAGCGGCATTCGCTATATGCAGGAGTCCTCAAATTTTTGTAAATGTCACGAATGCAAAACAGAAATAAGAATGCATCACGCTACACCAGAGGGCTTCCCGTTCAGAGATGAAAAAGGAAATTACTTCATTGCAGAAGCACCGTGGAATTAATTTCACGAAAAATAAGGAGGATTTATATATGAACTTCACTGTCACGATCAGCGCACCAGAATTGGCAAACGCCATTCAGTCATTAGCTCAAGCTATTACGAACAACCCGCACATCTCTGTTACTGAATCAATCCCGGCTACTCCTGCGCCTTCGGTAGCGCCACCTGTAGGAGTACCAGTTCAACAACCGTTGCAAGGTGTCCAACAACAATATGTTCCACCAACTCCTACAAACTATCAACAGCCGCAACAACAGACACAACCCGGGCAGCAATCTTTCAATATTGCACCTGGAACAGCGGTTCCGACAACAACGGTTCCGACAACAAACCAAACTTATACTATGGATCAACTAGCGGTAGCTGCTACTCAGCTAAACGACGCAGGACGTAGGGCAGAACTTGTATCCTTGTTATCCTCATTCGGTATTCAAGCATTGACTGCACTGCCTCAAGAACAGTATGGAGCTTTTGCGACCAAACTAAGAGAAATGGGAGCGAAAATATGAGTATAGCTCATTCCGAGCGTGAGCATGCCCTATTATCAGCTAGTGCTTCTCATCGGTGGCTCCATTGTACGCCTAGCTCACGATTGGAAGAAACGTTGCCAGATACAGAGTCACAGGCGGCAAAAGAGGGAACTCTTGCCCATGAGATTGCGGAACTTAAACTGCGTAAGCAATTTATTGAGCCGATGGGTACTCGATCTTTTAATAGCAAGCTGAAAAAGATGCAAGCTAATCCTCTGTATGATAGCGAGATGCTGAAACACACAGACACCTATAAGGATTATCTGTCTGAACTTGTTCACAGCTACAAATGCGCTCCTTACATTGCAGTCGAAAAGAAAATCGATTACAGCTCGTTTGCCCCTGAAGGTTTTGGGACAGTAGATTGTATCATGATTATAGGAGAGACAATGTATATCAGTGATTTCAAGTACGGGAAAGGTGTGCCAGTTTCTGCTTACGATAATCCCCAATTGAAGCTGTATGCATTGGGGGCTTACGTTGAGTACAGCTTTCTCTATCCAATTAAGAACATTCAACTAGCTATTGTTCAGCCACGACTTAATAACATTTCGGAATACACTCTGTCCGCTGAGGAGCTGCTGGCTTGGGGAGAAAGTATCAAACCCATAGCACAGACCGCTTTTGAAGGTAAAGGGGAGTTTATTCCGGGGGAGCATTGCCGGTTTTGTCGGGCAAAAGCTCTTTGCAGGGCACAGATGGAACAATATACAGCTCTTGAAGATTTTAAACAGATGAAACCGCCTCTCATCTCAAATGAGGAAGTGGGGCAGATCCTAAAGACAGGAAAGAATCTCGGGGCTTGGGTGAAAGCTCTCGAAGAATACGCCCTTTCGGAATGTTTGAAAGGTACAGAAATTCTTGGTTGGAAAGCGGTAGAGGGACGTGGATCACGGCAGTTTATTGACCAGGATGTTGCTTTCAAAGCGCTAACAGAAGGTGGCATTGAGGAGGTCATGCTGTACGAACGAAAACCGTTAACTGTACCTGCTGTTGAAAAGTTACTGGGTAAGGCCAAATACAAAGAATTGCTAGCTAATCACGTTATTGTTAATCCTGGCAAACCCACTCTTGTAGAGTTTTCCGATAGCCGCGAACCGATATCACGACCAAGTGCATCAGATGATTTCAAAACCAAGGAGGAACTATCGAATGAATAATCAAGATCCGCAACGAGTTATCACCGACAAAGTAAGATTGAGTTTTGTTCATCTTTTTACTCCTAGAGCGAATCCTCATTCTCCTAACTCTGAGCCTAAGTATAGTTGCACCATTCTGATTCCGAAGTCCGATTTTGCTACGAAACAGCGTATTGATTCAGCTATTAATGCGGCCATTCAAGAGGCTGTCGGATCAAAATGGAGCGGTGTACGTCCACCTTTCATCCCTTTACCGATTCACGATGGAGACGGAGTGCGTCCAAGCGACGGTATGCCGTTTGGTGAAGAGTGCAGGGGGCACTGGGTGCTTACTGCATCATCTAAGGCAGATCGAAAACCAGATGTCGTTGATATTAATTTAAATCCAATTATTAATCAGTCGGAGATATATTCAGGAGTTTATGCTCGTGTATCGTTAAGGTTTTTTGGTTATGTGAACGCTGGAAAGAAAGGTATTGGTTGCGGACTTGGTAACGTTCAGAAGTTGGAAGACGGGCAGCCATTGAGTGGAAGTGTTTCAGCTGCTTCCGACTTTGGAACGCCTGTCGGATTTACTCCTGCACCTCAACAATCGTTCCAGCAAGCACCTTCTTTCCCACAACAAGGCTATATGCCTCCTATGCAAAATCCGCAGGGTACCGCTCAACAGCAACAAATGTATCCTCCACAGCAGGGGTATGCACAGCAGCCGTATGGTGGCGTACCTGCACAACCACCGCAGCAGCAAGGCTACGCACAGCAACCGTTTGGCGGAGCGCCTACACAAGCTCAACAGCAACAAATGCAAGTTGACCCCATTACAGGGGCTCCCTTAGGTGGAGGAATCATGGGGCTGTGAGGCATTTATCCATAGACATTGAGACTTTTTCTAGCGTAGACATTAAGAAGAGCGGACTGTACAAATACGTACAGTCCGTTGACTTCCAAATACTTCTATTCGCTTATTCTTTTGATGGTGGGCCGGTGCAGATTATTGATCTGGCACGGGGAGAGGCTTTACCGGCTGAGGTAATGTTCGCTCTACACGACTCTAATACTATCAAACATGCATATAACGCAGCATTTGAATGGTATTGCCTGAATAAATTTTTCTATTCTCCTCTTGAGCAGTGGAGATGTACCCAAGTTCATGGATTGTACTGCGGATACACAGTAGGCCTAGCGGAAACGGCTGTGGCTCTCGGGCTACCAGATGATAAACGAAAAATGGGCGTGGGTAAATCACTTATTAAGCTATTTTGTACGCCGTGTAAACCGACCGCGAAGAACGGACACCGGACAAGAACTTTGCCATACCATGAACCGGAAAAATGGCAATTATTCAAGGAGTACTGCAAGCAGGACGTTGTTACCGAGATGGAAGTAGAAAGACGATTATCGTCGTTTCCAGTACCCGAGCAAGAACAAAGCTTATGGGTGATAGATCAGATGATTAACGCTTATGGAGTAGCTGTAGATCAACAATTAATAGAGGGTGCGCTGTACTGTGACGATCTTGTCAGCAATGAGTTGATGTCCGAGGCGGGTCAGCTAACCGGGTTGGATAATCCGAAGAGTGTCAAACAGCTGTCGAAATGGTTGACGGATGAGACTGGAAATGAAATTGACAACCTACGGAAAGATACTGTCGGAGAGATGATCGAGAGTATGGACGAATGCGACGCCCGACGTGTGCTGGAGATTAGAAGAGAGCTCTCGAAAACAAGTGTAAAGAAATACACTGCAATGCGTGAAGCCGTATGTCAGGACGGACGAATTAGAGGACTCCTTCAATTTTATGGAGCTAATCGATCAGGGCGCTGGGCGGGGAGACTCGTGCAGGTGCAGAACCTCCCAAGAAATTATCTGGAAACGTTAACTCTTGCTAGAGATTGTGTGAAAGCAAAGAAGGTAGATGCTTTAAAACTCATCTATGGGAATGTACCTGATACTCTATCACAACTAATTAGAACTGCGTTTGTTCCTTCTCCCGGAAATGTGTTTCTTGTTTCTGACTTTGCTGCTATTGAGGCTAGGGTTATCGCATGGCTTGCCGGAGAATTGTGGCGCCTAGAAGTTTTCGCTACCCACGGGAAAATCTATGAAGCGTCTGCCTCTCAAATGTTTGGCGTGCCTATTGAATTAATAAAAAAAGGCAACCCTGAGTACGAATTGCGCCAAAAAGGGAAAGTGGCAGAACTCGCATTGGGTTATCAGGGTTCAACTGGAGCTCTTATTTCAATGGGGGCTTTGAATATGGGATTAAGTGAAGCCGAGCTTCCTGATATCGTTCGTCGTTGGAGAGGTTCCAACAAAAGAATCGTTGATCTTTGGTACGGTCTTGAGAATGCCGCTTTTACTGTAATGCGAACTGGTCAACCGGTAGGCTTTAAAGGGCTGTTAGTGGCTCGTGAGGGTGACTATAGCAATCAGCAAGATTTTCTAACGATTATGTTGCCAAGTGGTCGCAAGCTATTTTATGTCAAACCACACCTTCGCTGGAATGAGAAAGGGAGAGAAGCTATCCACTATTACGGAATGAACCAAGACAAGAAGAAATGGATGATAATTTCCACTTATGGAGGCAAGCTGGTGGAGAATGTAGTCCAAGCTATTGCTCGTGACTGTCTTGCTGAAACACTTAAACGGCTTAGTGTAGCTGGTTACCAGACTGTAATGCATATCCATGATGAGGTTGTATTAGATGTACCAGCTTTGCAAGCAAACTTAGAAGAGGTAACGGAACTAATGGGACAGCCCATAGCATGGGCTCCTGGTTTGCCTTTAATGGCCGATGGATTTGTAACGGAATTCTACAAGAAAGATTAAATTAGGAGGCTTTGACATGGGAGATATATCGGAAATGATTCTGCAAGGCTTACTGTGCCAGGTTTGTGGATCTTATATGGAGGACTTCAAAGAGCCTGGATACCCTAGAACTTGCGAAGATTGTGAAGAGGAATAATGTGTTTATTCCCTCAGGAAGGAGGGTCAGGAATGAATACAGAGTTAGAACGCATAAAAAAAACGAGTTGAACAGTTGCGGGAAACAGAAGATGAACTACTCGTACTAGGTGGGTCTGGGGTGTTATTAGAAAAACAGGCCGAGATCCAAGAATACTATTACGTAGATGTTTCCTATCTGCTAGAAGAACTAGAACGTACAATTGAACGTGTTTAAAAAATGAAGTTACCAACAGTCGGCAGACCTATGATTCCAACGCTCGAAAACAATAGGGGCGTCTAAATTGCGGATAGTGCAGGGAATAGGTAGTGCGGTTAATCACTTAAAAAATGAGGAGTGAACCCTTATGTATGCTGATGCAGTTTCTAAGATTAACAATGAAATAAAAGCTAGTAAGGCTAATCCATATATCAAAGTTATAGGTGATTTTCTACTGAAACATTTAGAAAGTAATCCAGGGGATGCTGAAAAATTTCTAAGCTCAGATAAGACGATCGGGAAAAGCTTAGAAGAGATGAAAAAGGCAGCAATGAAAAAGAAAGTGGGCCATATGGCGATCTTGACTGACGCGGAGGGGTTTGCTGTTATCCTTAAATATTTTGGTATTGCTAGTAAACCTGTCATTTCGCCGGTGGCTCCTGTAGTAGCAGCTCCTTCACCTTCTACCGTTGAATTTGATGTCAAGTTAGAAGACTTTTTGTAGGGAGGTGCTGATATGCCAGAGCAAAACAAAGCATTTGAAAAATTTAAGGAGCATTTTCCGAATGACATAGGCAAGGGGATTGAGGAGTTTGCAATAAACATCGCCCTATTGCGTAGTCGCTACATCTTTACACGACGTGCAAAAGGTATTCAGCTTGGGTACTGCACCCACTGCCAAAAAGAACATGTAACAGAAGGAAACTTAAAACATAATCAAATGACGGTTTGCCCAAAGTGTCAATCTAACTGCCAAGTAAAGGCTAGCGGGATAAGTCGGAAGTACCTTTGTGATGCCGCTTATTTCATCTATTACGAGAAGTCGCTACTCAATCCTGAAGCGCTCATTGCTCGCGGCTTTTATGTTGCAAGAGATTATAGCCAGGATTTTAAAAATGTACAGACAAGGTATGATTGCTGCTATATGTACCTTTTTGAACCTGGCAACAGTGAACTATATGAAAATTCTTATTTGGGTTACTGGGAAAAGAGAAAGAGTATAATCTCTCAATTTGAAACATCCATGGCTCGCAAATATTGTTACATCTCTTATGAAAATGTACAAGAGGCTGTTCATGGAACACCTTTTCAGTACAGTACTTGGGAGCAGTATTTTGATAAAAGCTTTAGTTCAAACGATATGGTCAAGTTTTTTAACTTGGCATCTAAATATCCGTGCATTGAATACCTTACAAAAATGGGGTTAAAAGTTGTTGTTGAAGCAAAGCTCTTTGGCGATCGCACTTACCGGGCGATTAATTGGCGAGGTAAATCTATTACGAAGGTGTTGAAATTAACGAAACAAGAGTTGAAAGAGCTTCAAGCAGTCAAGTTTATAGTAAGTCCTTTAACCCTAAGCAGCTATCACTTTTTTAAAAAGAATGGAGTGCCGCTTTCATTTGAGCACGCGCATTTAATGGGGACTCTTTCGTCCAGTAGTCACTATCTAAATGATTTGAACCGTATGCTCGAATACGCACCATTAAAAGAAATTGTTAAATATTTTTTAAAGCAACTTAGACGCCCAGGTTCATCTAGGTACTACTATAACGGATATTCTATTTTAATTTCTTGGCGTGACTATATTAAAGAATGCCAAGAACTAGGAATGGATCTGAAACAAGAACATGTGTTGTTTCCGAATAACCTGCAAAGTGCCCACCAGAAGACGATGAAGCAGGTCAAAATTAAAGCGGATAAAGCCTTAAACCAACTCATTGCCGTAAGGGTGAATGAACTCGATAAATTTACATTTGAAAAGGATGGCTTATTTATCAGGCCAGCTAAATCTCTTGAAGAACTATTTCATGAAGGAAAAGCCCTAAACCATTGTGTGGGAAGTTACACAAAAGATTATGCTAATGGCTTAACTGATTTGCTCGTACTGCGGAGATCAGCAGAGGAAGATAAACCGTTTTATACGGTTGAAATTATCAAAGGGAAAATCAGCCAAGTCAGAGGCTTTAAAAATCGCCAACCTACTAAAGAGGTAAAGGAATTTATCAAAGCTTTCATAGCTGCAAAGCTATCTAAGAAAAAAGAAAGAGCCAAAGTACCAGCATAAAGGAGGGAGATAACTGTATGACTGATGTAATGGAGTCTGTAGAGAGAACGCCGCATGTTATCGCCACAGAGATAGAAAGTATTAAGGGTCAAGTAAGGCAGGTTTTCTTATACAGCAGTGTAGAGATCGGTCGCCGCTTAGTCGAGGCTAAAGCTATGCTACCTCACGGTGAATGGGGGCAATGGCTTAAAAACTCAGTCGACTATTCGCAATCAACAGCTAACAACCTTATGCAAGTTTACAGAGAGTATGGGTCTGATATATCCAAAATCCCAGCGCTTGGGAATTTGAGTTATACCAAAGCCTTAGCGCTTCTTGGTGTCCCAGACGATGAACGAGAACAATTTGTACAAGAGCATGACGTTGAAAATATGTCGTCTCGTGAACTACAGGCTCTAATTAAAGAAAAGCAAAAGCTAGAGCAGCAACTAAAGAAGAGTGAAACCTCTGCTGAAAAAGAACGTCAAAAGTTAACTAAAAGCCTTGAGAAGCTGGAGCTTCAAAGTAAAGAGCATAAGGAGCTGGCAGATAAATTAAAAACGGAGCTTGCTGTAGCTAAAGAAGCAGGCAACGAGAAAGAAATGCAGAAGCTTCATAAGGACTTAGACAAGACCAAGGGTGCATTAGATGAGTCCAAAAACAAAATTAAAGAGCTAGAACGTCAGTTGAAAGAAAAACCAATTGAAGTGTCAGCCACGGTAGAAAAAATACCGGAAGAAATCGAAGCAGAGCTTGCCGACCTACGAAAGAGGGTAGCTGAATCAGGAAATGAACCGTCAGCAAAGTTTAAGTTCTGCTTCGAGGCTTTAGTAGATAGATTTAAAGATTTACTCAGTGCGCTTGATGATATTACGGATTCAAAAGAGCAGGAAAAGTACAAAGCTGCTGTTTCCGGCTTAATTGGTAAAATGTCTGAACGATTGTAATAACAAACATGAAACGGGGAATGGCGCCGTGACTAATGACAGACAAATAGTAATCTCTGCTGCCGGTAGCCGTAGGGCTACTCAGTGGCCCTCCCAAACACTCTACTGGTCTGAGCTAGTGGATCGGTTGCGTACTCCTGTACGTAGTACGGAGACGCTGGAAGAGTATCTTGCTCTAACAAAGACAAAGCAAGACGACCTCAAGGATGTTGGGGGATTTGTAGCTGGTACGTTAGAAGGTAATAAACGTAAAGCAAACAATGTAACAGGACGCGACGTAATAACGCTAGATTTGGATAACATCCCGTCAGGTGGTACTGCCGATACATTGCGCCGGATAGAAGCACTAGGGTGTGGATACGTTGTGTACTCTACACGTAAACACATGGAATCCAAGCCGCGTTTACGTGTCCTGGTCCCCCTAAATCGTACAGCGACAGCAGATGAATATGAACCGCTAGCACGTATGCTGGCAAGCATTATCGGGATAGAATTATGCGACCCGACAACGTTCCAAGCTTCAAGGTTAATGTATTGGCCATCTTGTTCCGCTGACAGTGTGTATGTTTATCAGGCAGGAGATAAATTGTTCTTAGATGTGGATGGTTTATTGGCCAGATATGCAAACTGGCGGAACATAGCAGAATGGCCAGAAGTACCCGGGGCCCAGCAGTCGCACGTTAGACTCGCGGCAAAGCAAGGGGATCCAACAGAAAAGAACGGAGTAGTCGGTGCGTTTTGTCGGATATACGATGTGTACCGTGCAATGGAAACCTTTTTACCGGGTGAATATGTTCCCTGCGAAGATGGTACAGGGAGATATTCGTACAGCGGTGGATCAACAACGGGCGGTGCTGTCATTTACGATAATGGCTCCTTTCTTTATTCGCATCACGCGACTGATCCGGTTGGCGGTCGTCTGGTTAACGCATTTGACCTTGTTCGGTTGCACCGTTTTGGAGATAAAGACGATAACGCTAAACCAGATACGCCAACGAACAAGCTACCATCATTTGTGGCCATGTGTGAGTTTGCTATTGCAGACGCAGGTGTTGCCGCTTTATTAAACCAGGAACGTTATGAGAAGGCTGTACAGGATTTTTCTACACCTTTAGCTGGGGACAGTGATACGGCTAATTGGATAGGTAAGTTAGCGGTGAGTGCAACTACAGGGGCGCCCGCTAAGACGACTGATAATGTACTCATTATTTTAGAGCATGATCCTTTCTTAAAAGGTAAGTTGGGTTTTGATGAGTTCGCTAGTAGGGGAGCTGTGCTAGGGACTCTGCCATGGAATGCAAGTAATGAACGGCGACAGTGGACGGATGTCGACGATGCCGGTTTGCGTCATTATCTCGAACGTACGTACGGTATAACAGGCAAGGAGAGGATATTTGACGCTGTTGCTCTGCACGCTCACAAGCATACGTTTAACGATGTACAAAAGTGGCTGACAAGCTTAGAGTGGGACGGGGTGAAACGCTTAGATAGGCTGCTTACGGATTACTTAGGGGCAGCAGATTCAATGTACACACAAGCTGTATCCCGTAAATCACTTGTAGCAGCTGTAGCACGCGCTATGACTCCTGGATGCAAATATGATCAGATGCCCATACTTACAGGGCCGCAAGGGCTGGGAAAGAGTACATTCTTACGCTTATTAGGAAAGCGGTGGTATTCGGATAGCCTTCAGACGTTTGAAGGAAAAGAAGCATCAGAGATGATACAAGGCATCTGGATTAATGAAATTGGTGAGCTTACAGGTATGACAAAATCTGAAGCTAATGCGGTAAAGCAGTTCCTGAGTCGGACAGAGGACATTTACCGTGAACCATTTGGGCGGCGTACAAAAGCGTTTCCGAGACGATGCGTGTTTTTCGGGACTACAAATGACAGTGAATTTTTAAAGGATCGAACAGGGAATCGCCGTTTTTGGCCTGTGGAGGTAGGCGTACAACAACCAACGAAAAGCGTATTTACGCAGCTGGATGCTGAAGTACCTCAAATATATGCAGAAGCTTTCTTCTACTGGCAAATGGGCGAGAAGCTGTATTTAACAGGGGATGCAGAAGCAGAGGCTAAGGCACAACAGGAAAAACACCAGGAGAGTAATGCAAAAGAAGGCGTAATCCGTGAATTTGTGGAGCGCCGAGTACCTGTGGGCTGGGAGAAACGTTCACTGAGTGAAAGGCGCATGTATTGGTCCGGGGAGTTTGGCCGGAACGAGGTAGACACGGTGGAACGGGATCGGGTATGTGCTTTGGAGGTGTGGTGCGAATGCCTAGGAGGCGAAATAAAGATGATGCGCAGGTCAGATGCACTAGAGATTAATGGAATATTATCATGCATTCCCGGCTGGAAACGTCACGGAAGCACGGCCAGATTTGGGTATTGTGGAACACAAAAAGGGTTCGTAAAACTGTAAACTTTTCCTTGTAAACTTTATCGATTCTGTAAACTTTCAAAGTAAACGTTGTAAACCTTCCAAATTGAGAAAGTTTACGGGTAAGTTTACAGCTTCAACCCTTATAAATAAAGGCATTTCTCTTATTTGTAAACCTTGTAAACTTTAATAGTTATATAAATAAATAATAAAGGAAATAGGGAGCGCGCGTAACACCTAACACGCCTAACGCACCTGTATACACACGCGTAAGGGATTTTGGTTTCAAAAGTTTACAGCAAAATTCCCAAACGATTGTGATTTTGGATTGGTTAGAAGAGGTGAAATCTCATGAGAGAGAAAGACATAGAAGCGTATCTTCGAAAGCAAGTTAAGGCCATAGGAGGACGTGCGTATAAATTTGAGTCGCCGGGGAATGCTGGGGTACCTGATAGGCTTGTCCTTTTTCCGGGCGGCAGAGCAGCTTTTGTGGAACTGAAAGCACCGGGTAAAAAGCCTACTGCTTTACAGCTAGCCCAAGGGAAGAAAATCAGTGGGTTAGGATTCACGGTTCTGGTAATTGACAGCAAGGAAGGAGTAGATGAATTTATCCGAGAGCATCAAGAGGTGGGTAGCAAGTGAAGTATGTTCCACATGCTTATCAACGCTATTGCATTAACAGACTAATAACTGACGAGACTTTAGGGTTGCTATTGGATATGGGACTTGGCAAGACTGTTATCACTTTAACCGCGATAAACGATTTAAAATATAACCGGTTTGCTGTCAGTAAGGTGCTGGTTATTGCCCCGAAGAAGGTTGCGGAATCGACATGGGTAAAAGAAGCAGCTAAATGGGATCATTTGCAGATGCTACGCATTATCCCTGCATTAGGATCATTGGCCAAGAGAGTAAAAGCTTTGAATACACCCGCTGACATTTACGTTATAAATCGCGAGAACGTGCCGTGGCTAGTTGAATATTACCGGAATGTATGGCCGTTTGATATGGTCATTGTAGACGAATTTAGTAGTTTCAAGAACCATCAAGCAAAGCGATTTAAAGCTTTAACATGGGTACGTAAGCATATTAGCAGATTTGTAGGATTGACAGGCACACCAGCTCCTAACGGGTTATTGGATTTATGGGCGCAGGTGTATTTACTAGACGAGGGGGAGCGGCTAGGTGTAAAGATTGGTGATTTTCGAGAAAGATATTTCGAGCCAAATCAACGAAATAGAGAACGGATTTTCAACTACGCACCAAAGCCAGGAGCAGAAGAGGCAATTCAAAAACTGATAGGAGATATTTGCGTTAGCATGAAGGCAGAGGATTATTTGGAACTCCCGGACTGCCTATCAGTTACCGTACCGGTGGTGCTTGATAGAAAGGCACAGGTTGCCTATCAGACCTTAGAGAAAGAAATGCTCCTTGAGGTAGATGAGACTACTATCGACGCGGGATCGGCGGCAGTGTTGACGAACAAACTACTACAGCTGTGTAATGGTGCGGTCTACGATGAGGATAAGGAGATGGTTGAGATCCATCGATGCAAGATAGAGGTTTTCCTAGAGCTTGTGGAGGGATTGAACGGAAAGCCAGCCCTTGTATTTTATAATTTCCAGCATGACAGAGATCGAATTAAAAAGGCGTTAGATGGATCGGGGCTTAGCGTACGAGAATTAAAAACACCCCAAGATGAGGACGACTGGAATAGCAGAAAGATTGACATTTTACTTGCACACCCAGCAAGTGCAGCTTATGGCCTTAACCTTCAGCAAGGAGGAAACCACGTTATATGGTTTGGTCTTAATTGGTCCTTGGAGCTATACCAGCAAGCAAATAAACGTCTACATCGGCAAGGACAAACCGAGAAAGTGATTCTGCACCACCTAGCGGTAGAAGGGGGCGTTGATGAGGACGTCTTAGCAGCACTAAATACAAAAAGCGCCACCCAAGCCGGTTTAATGGAGGCATTAAAAGCAAGAGTCGAAAGGGTTAAAGGAGAGTGAGTAGAATGCAAAAACAAACAGGACTTAATCCAGAGCTTCTTGAAAGTATCACACGTGCCGCCGTACAAGCCGTGATTGATTTTCAAGTGAAGGAGAAGAAAAAACAAGAGAAGGCGAAAAAAGACTGGCGTTTACGAAATACAAAACTACTGCTTAGAAACTACCGATCTTTTGTAGCACATAGCCATGATATCCAAAAAGAGATAGACGCATTCAAAAAAGCCAAGGCACTGGAAGAGTTATATTCAGAAGACTTTGCTGTTGAATCTATCAAACGCAGTAAGCAAAGAACATATGCCATGGTACAATTCATGGAACGGATGCTAGATGTATACAGAACAATGTGTGAAGAATCAGTGCAACCTGAAGATCTTAGACGCTACCAAGTAATCTGTGAAATGTACATCTCAGCAGAAAAAACGACGGCTGAGAAGATCGCAAAGTGTCACTTTATCGATCTACGAACTGTGTACAGAGACATCAATGAAGCCTCCAAAGCATTGTCCGTATTGATATTCGGGGTTGACGCCATTGAATTTTCTTGAGTCAATTGCAAGTCAATTTCGTGTCATTTCGGCGTCACTATATCCGTGTTAATATGGTAGTGTGCGATAAATAGATAGTTTATAGTCCGAGCCATCGCTGAGAAATCGGATTGCACTGTATTTGCACTTTTGGCACTTAAAAACGTGGTAAAGTGGTAATGTAGGATAAATAGTTTAATAGAGTAAAGCCACTCGTAAAGAGTTACGCTGTACGTATCGTGTGACGTAGCTTGCCGGGTGGCTTTTGCTGTAAAACAGTAAGATTAGATATAGGTGAGAGGACATGGACATACAAAGATTACCAATACAGAAGCGTGGTAACTATTCACAATATACGGTGCTCATGTGATGATGACAAGGGGCGTCACTACCAGTAGACCTTCAAATGCAAGGGGTTATTCTCTCTGATCATGTCAAGAGTTTAGACTGGTGTTCACGAAATATTGATATTAAAGATAAAACCCCACTAACTGTCATTGACGGTATTCTTACACTAGTAAATTTGTGAAAAGTGATCTTATAACTTTAATAACAATAAAAAAATATGATATAATGAGCTTTAGGAAGCTTTTCTATGGTCTAGTTAATGTAATGTTAAAATTTAGGGAATAACTCAAGGAATTTTATTTGTGTTTTTTTCATATAAATGGTAATTTCTTTACAAGAGAGGAAGATTGTTATGAATAATAGAAAAAAATATTTTGTGTCTATGAGTGTTTTGTGTGTTTTATTTATTTTGGCGTCTATATCTTTTAGTTTAGATACAAGTATTCGTCAAATTTTATTGTTTGTTTATTTATTAATTGGTGTAGTTTTATACATGACTTTAATGAGGAAGAGGGAATAAAAATTGAATAGTAAGAAACGTTATTTAAGTATTGTTTCTTTTGTTGCATCCTTTGTTTTTATCTTTAGTGGATTATTTTTTCCAGTGAATTCTGCTCATGCATACGACTATGGTAATCCTGGTATCTCAAAGGTTAGTAGTGTTCATAAAATAAGTACATATTTTACTAAAAGACAAGTGAAAAAGATTGCTGCTCAGGCAGACAATTTTACTGATGCTCTTGATTACGGTGGATTTATTGCTGGTATTAAGAGTCTTCCTCTTGGGGGGGCAGCTTTGATTGCAAGTAAAGGAATGAATAACATAGCTTCTGATTTTAGAACTGCTAAAGCTAAAGGTACAGGTTTAGAATGGAGTTATACTTATACTATATATAAAGATTCTAACCGTGGAAAAATTAGTAAGTTTAGAACTTCTTATAGATAATTAATATCTATTGTTCTCTTCCTCTCTTTTGGTTAATTTAAACAAGAGTATAAAAATAAAGAAGCTACTGAATTTCAAACTTCAGAAAGCTTCTTTATTTTTATCTTATTATCTTTCTTTTCTATGCATCAGGTTAACAATAACTCTTTGAAATCAATATGGAGTTTTAAATATCCCAGAGTGATGATCAACACATGTTTTTTAGCATCCAGGTAAAGGCCCTATACTTTAGGGATAAGTTTGTAGTCCAAAAATAACTATTTATGTAAACTTAGTGTTCAAAAGTCGATTTTGGGCCGTTTTTCAGAGATTATCACTTTTTTGATAGCCAAAAACTGAATGCATATGTCCATACATCGTGGACAAAAAGAGTCAAGGGGGTCGTAAAACACGATCTCCTTTTTCTATGTTTTTCTTTGATTTTCTTATTTTCAAGTGATGGCAAATATAAAACAATTAAACAATAAAAAGAAGGAGATGAATGGCATTGAATCAATCAGATCGGATCAATTACTTGTTTACTTATCTCGATCAACTAATCAAATTATCTGAGCTTGAATGGGACTGTGATGATTTTATTTATGAATGTTTAGATGAGGTAAAGAAAGAGTTGAGAATCCCTAATGCCAAGTAAAGCTAAACGGCCATGTTCTTATGTTCGTTGTCAAGAGCTAACGACAGAACGATTTTGCCAAGCACATAAGAAACAGTATGACCAAGAACGCGGATCTTCTAAGAGCCGAGGATATGACGCTAAATGGAGAAAGGCAAGGGAGTTATTTCTAGCACAGAATCCGTTGTGCGTCCATTGCATGAGTAATAACCGGTTAACAGCTGCTACTGTGGTTGACCATATTAAAGCTCATAAGGGAGATCGTTCTTTGTTTTGGGACAAGAAGAACTGGCAACCGCTTTGTAAAAAGCATCATGACCAGAAAACTGTCAAAGAGGATGGAGGTTTTGGGAATGGTTGATATCAAAAGCAAGTATGATGAGTTCTTGAAAATAACGTCCAACGAAGTGGCGGCAAATGGCTTTATCTCAGCAGTTACAAGTCTCCAGATGCTTAGGCACATCGCCTCGTTGGAGAATAAGCTTGGCATTCTGTATCCCAATGAGGAAGAGAGTGACGAATAGGGGTAGGGGTAGGGGGGGGCAAATCTCTAGGGGATTTAAGACTATAGACCGCGCCCCCCTCGAACGCAAAAAAAAGTCCCCAAAAATTTTTCGTTAAGGGGGTGGGCAACTTGGCTGGCGTTGTAAATTTCGATCATATGCGAGTTGGGAAAAAAGGTGGCGGAAAGCATTGGACTAAAAAGGAAGTTGAACAACGTCAATCAGCTGCCCAAAAACTCCAACGCCAAAAAAAGAAGAAGTTAAAAATGCCAGATTGGTTAGATGATGATGCCAAAAAGGTCTGGAAAAAGACGCTAAAGGATATGTCTGAATTTGAAATTTTAGACAAAGTAGACGAGGATGTGCTAGCAGCTTATTGCGATGCCGTTGCTCGGTATAAAGAGACATCAAGTTTAGTAAGCCTTAACGGATATACAGAAATGAATAATGCGGGTGTAAGTGTAGTAAGTGGCTACGTGAAAGCTCAACAGAGTTATGCTCGTTTGATTCTACAGTATTCAGACAAGCTGGGATTGAATGCAAATTCTCGTGCAAGATTAGCGAAAAAAATAGCGGAGGAAGGAGATGATCCAAATGCAGACCTCTTCAACTGATTGGGAGGACGTACATCCTACAAACCGATATGCCGCAGAAATTGTGGAGGGCATACGCCCAAGTTGCCGCATGGAACGGTTGGCTTGTGAGCGCCACTTAAAAGATTTGAAGCGGCAAGCCACAGAAGATTTTCCTTACGTGTTCGATGAGTCGAGAGCCGATCGGGTTTTTGAATGGTTTGAAAGTTGTTGTCGGCATGTTCGAGGGCCTTTCAGCGGAGAGCTCATAGAACTACTGCCTTTTCAGAAGTTTGACTTGGGTTGCGTATTTGGCTGGGTTCACATGGATACAGGTAAACGTAGGTTCCGTAGGTCTTTTAATATGCGTGCCCGAGGAAATGTAAAGTCTACAGAGATGTCAGGCCTAGCTTTGTACGGCATGTGTAGCGATTGCGTTTATCCACCAGATAGACCAGGTGAAAAACGGTATGAAGACAGCCCAGAGGTTGAGTGTGCGGCCGTTGATAGACTTCAGGCGAAACGTGTTTGGACTGATGCAAAGAAAATGGGCGAGAAAAGCCCTGATATTCGCAAGCGCTTGCGAATTAAGGAGACTTATATCAAGCACGCATCAAGAGACGGATGGTTAAGGCCACTCTCGAAAGATACGAAAAATAAGGACTCAGGCGCACCTTGCCTTGTGATTATTGATGAATATCATGCTCATCCAACAAGTGAGATTCATGACGTGCTGTACTCTGGCTTCGGAAAACGGCTCCAATCACTCATGATGATTATTTCAACAGCGGGTAAGGATGCCGAAAACAATCCGTGTAAACAAGAGTATGATTCATGTTGTAAAATGCTCAACGGTGAAATTCCTGTGAATGAATCGTACTTTGTGATGATCCGTGAGATTGAGAAAGAAGACGATCCTCACGATGAAAATGCATGGGTTAAAGCTAATCCTATCTTGCAGGGGGACAATGAATATTCCAGAGAGCTACGGGATCAGATACGTACAGAGCATGACGATGCCTACAACACTGGAAATCCAGCAAAGATTCGGGAATTTCTCACGAAACGGGTTAACAGATGGCAAGCAGACAGTGAACAAAAATATATGTCAGGGATTATGGACATATGGAAAGAGCTTGCTGTAAGTAGAAGTGAATTTCTTGCAACGGTCAAGGGAATGGGAAATTGGACAGGACTCGATCTTTCTAAAACAACCGATTTAACAGCCACAGGGTATGTGTTTCGATTGGAGGATGGCCGTTTTGCTTGTACAGCTCACGGGTTCATGCCAGAAGAGTCCGCAACAAGGCATGAACATTCTGACCGAGTACCATACAGGTCATGGACAGAAGAAGGATGGTGTACGCTTACAGAAGGAGCTGTTACTGATTACCGATACATTAAGTCTCATATCCATGACAAGGAATTTGATGAGAAATGGAAAATCAAAGAAATCTGCTTCGATGGGTACAACGCCACTCATTTTGCGCAGGAATTAGCTAGTGAGGGCTATGAAACCGTCGAAATACCTCAGACAATGAAGCATCTTTCAGCGCCTACTAAGCTTTTCAGAGAGTTAGTTTTAAAAAGGCAGATTGTCCATGACGGTAGTCCTCTCCTTACTTGGTGTTTATCAAACGCAGTCGAAATTGTGGATTCCAACGGTAACATAAAGCTATCGAAGAAACATAAAGATGACAGCCAGCGTATAGATTTAATCGCGGCCATTATCAACGCACTGGCAAGAGCGATGTTGAACAGCGACAATCGATCAGTTTACGAAAAACGGGGGCCAAGATCGCTCTAAGACATAGAAAGGAGGCAGTTTCGTGGGGTTTCTCGCTAGAATACTTGAAAAAAGACCAAAAATTACAGTTGAAAATGTACGAGAAGCCTGCCTGTTGGTAGGTTTTTTTAGTTTTGGATATGGACTTTGGCAAGTCTACCCGCCCTCCATGTGGATAATCTGTGGAATAATGGTGCTGTTTATCGGCTTGCCAGCAAGAAAAGAGGGCTGATGAATGGGACTTTTAACAGATTTAGTAGGTAAAAGACCATATTCAATGGATGATTTTACGCGTGATGCCAGGTCTTTTTTGCGGGGGAAACAGGCTTTGTCGGGGGTAACTGTTAATGAAGAGACAGCTTTGCGGTACATTACGGTATATTCGTGTGTTCGTGTACTGGCTGAGACATTGGGCAGTCTCCCTTTATCTGTCCATCTTACAAGATCAGACGGTGGAAGTGACATAGCTCAAGATCACCCAGTGTATGAGCTTATCCATGACCTCCCCAATGACGAAATGACAACGCAGACCTGGCGTGAGGCATCAATGGGACATCTTACATTAAGCGGTAACTGTTACTCGATTATTACGCACAACAATAAAGGACAGGTAGTTGATCTTTACCCGGTGGATTGGCATATGGTTGATCCAAAACGTAACCCAAGCACTGGAAAAATCGAATACCACATTGTTGATCGGGGGAAGGTAGAAGTTTTCCCGATCGAAAAAGTTTTTCACATACCAGGTTTTGGATTTGACGGGATCAAAGGCTATAGCCCTATTCGAATGGCTGCTGAATCTATCGGAATTGGAATGGCTGCTTCTGAGTTTTCAGCGCGATTTTACGGTCAGGGCATGAATATTGGCGGTGTTTTAGAACACCCCAGTGAGCTGAGTGACGAGGCATATGGACGCTTACAAACATGGATCGAGGAGAAAGGATCGGGAATGGCCAACTCATGGTTGCCTCTGATATTGGAAGGAGGTATGAAGTTTAGTCGAATCCCTATGCCACTAACGGATGCTCAATTTGTTGAAACACGAAAATTCACCCGTGATGAAATAGGCGGGTTATTTCGCGTGCCGCCACATATGATTGGAAATTTGGAACGAGCCACTTTCTCCAATATCGAGCATCAAGGCATAGAATTTGTTCAGCACACGATGCTCCCGTACATCACCAGATGGGAGCAAGCAATTAATTGGAAGCTGTTCACAAAAGACGAACGTGAGAAAGGGTATTATGCAAGATTTAACCTATCAGGCCTTTTGCGTGGCGACTACAAGAGTAGGCAAGAAGGTTTAGCCATTCAGAGACAAAACGGCGTTATCAATGCCGACACTTGGCGCAGTTTGGAAGGGATGAATCCGATCGATGGGCCAGAAGGACAGGAATATTTAGTTAATGGAAACATGATTCCAGTAACAGCGGCAGCTAGTAAAGGAGGTGAAACAGTAAAATGAGTGTTTCTGAAATCAGAGCAGAGATAGATAAGACAAAAGATAAAACCCGTCCCAAATTCTGGTCCTTTAAAGTCAATAATCAGAATAAAGGAGAACTTTATCTTTACGGGATTATTGAAAATTACTCGTGGTGGGGCGATGAATTGACGCCAAAAACGTTTCAAGCGGAACTTGATGCTTTAGGCGATGATATTTCGGAGTTACATGTTTATATCAACTCAGATGGCGGAGATGTTTTTGCAGGGCAAACCATCTATAGCATGCTAAAACGCCACAAAGCACAAGTAATTGTCCACATTGACGGAATAGCGGCGTCAATTGCGACTGTTATCGCAATGGCTGGCGATATCATTCACATGCCACGAAATGCCAGTATGATGATCCATGGGCCGTGGACATATATTAGCGGCAATGCGGAACAGCTACGGAAAAGAGCAGATGATTTGGACGCTGCAAAAGAGGGAATGATTGCAGCCTATCAAGAAAAAACAGGTATAGATCGAGATGTTCTTTTACCAATGTTAGCGGTAGACACATGGTTGACGGCAGAAAAAGCCGTTGAACTAGGGTTTGCGGATGTAATTGATGAAGATAAGCAAATTAATGCGTGCCTAACTGACGGTAAGTGCGTAATTAACGGACAACAAATGGATTTGATAAGAAAATACGAAAATGTTCCTCAACATTTATTAACTGCTAATGCTTCAGCAGAAAAAGAAAAAGAAAAAGCAAATACACCCCCAGAAACAGAGCGTCCGATAAGGTCGCTTTCTTTATATGAGAAAAGGATTAAAAATAACAATCACCGGAGGTTTTAAACGATGGAAAAACAAAAAAACATGCTTTTTCCCATGAATCTTCAATACTTCAGCGAGGATACCGTGCAAGAATTGTTACAGATGCGTGCGGAGAAAATTAAACGTCAAGAAGCCATTATCGCGCTTGCTAAATCTGAAGAGTCTCGCGATCTGACAGAAGAGGAAGACCAAGAATTTGAAGCGTTGGAAACAGAAATCTTAGAAATGGATAGTAAAATTGAGGCCCGACAAAAAATGGCACGCCGTGAAGGCATTGTGGCCACTCGGACAAAAGAGTTAGGAACATCAGTAACCCCTTTTCGTCCCAGCGCATTATATGGAGGTCCTACACAACCGCCACAAAAGGACGATGGGGGATTCAAGAATCTAGGAGAATTTATCCATGCTGTACGTTTTGGGGATACAACAGGACGATTGTCTGAGTTACCGATTGGACAAGGACAGGGTGGAGGATATGGAGTTCCCGATGCTTTTAAGGGGCAAATTTTGCCAAGTAAAATGAAAGCTCAGTGGTCGATGGGTACTGACTCTGAAGGAGGATATGCAGTACCAGACCAATTTCGCCCTGACGTGCTTATGATTAATCCATCCGCATCTATTGTTCGACCAAGAGCTACCGTTTTACCAGCGGGTGACCCAGCAGACGGAAAAATAACGATGCCTGCTCTCGACCAGGGTTCCAATGGTGTTTATGGAGGCGTTGAGGTAGCCTGGATCGGGGAAGGAGAAGAAAAACCAGATACTAGCGGTAAATTAAGAGAGGTTTCTCTTCAACCACACGAGGTAGCTGCCACAACGGTAGTAACAGATAAACTGTTGCGAAATTGGGTAGCTGCTGATTCGTTTATTAGCTCACTGTTGACTAAAGCCATGTTTGCTGCCGAAGATATCGCTTGCCTTTGCGGAGATGGCAGTAATAAACCTACAGGGATTATCACAGCTAAAGGTAGCATAACGGTGAATCGTGAGGCAGCTGGTCAGGTGACTTACACAGATATTGTGATGATGCTTGCAAAATTGAATCCAGAATCATTGACTGACGCGGGATGGGTTGCTAATCAATCTATTCTTCCAGATATCGTTACGCTTCAAGACCCTTCAGGTAAATATATTTTTATTCAAGGTGATGCGACAAAAGGAATCCCTAGTACGTTAGCTGGGATTCCAATTCAGTTTACAGGTAGAACACCAGCAAGAGGCCAAAAAGGAGACCTTGTTCTAGTAGACCTTAAATATTACTTAATTAAAGATGGATCTGGCCCATTCATTGCCGCATCTGAGCATGTACTCTTTAGACAAAACAAGACAGTTATTAAAGTGTTTTGGAATATGGACGGAAAACCTTGGGTTATCGAGCCACTGCTCTTGGAAGACAAGGTTACAAAGGTTAGTCCTTATGTTGTGCTGGATGTACCAAAAGTGTAGAGGAGCCTTCTGGTGCTCCTTTTCTATATTACAAAGAGGTGATGATGAAGCATGTCTACTAAAAAATACGACGTAATAGCCGATTTTATTGACGAAATGACGGGCAAAATCGTACCTGCTGGCTCCATTTTCGAAGCAGATGAACCACGTGCTGAAAGGGCCAAAATTGCACTTGTTATCAGCGACAGATGGAACGAAACGCATGAGGATGAGGTCGAAGGATTAGTCAAATTAGGCGGGGGGTATTACGAATTGCCTAATGGTGATAAGGTTCGAGGAAGAGAAAAAGCGATAGAGGCTTTACAAGTTCTAAAAGCAGGTGATAGTGATGGCGATGAAATTAGTAGTGAAACCGACGCAGGAACCGATAACCTCGGAGGAAATGAAAGCTTATCTGAGGATTGATGACAACGAGTTTGATGACGTGATCCCCTCTCTTATTCAAGCAGCTGTAGAGCACTGTGAAATCTACCAGAATCGAGCTTATATCACTCAAGCGTGGGAGATAACATTTGATCATTTCCCGCAATCCTATATCAAGATTCCTAAACCCCCCTTGCAAGAGGTGGTAGGTATCACATTCATAAATAAAGACGGGAATCAAATAGTCTGGGGGCCTGAGAACTATATCGTGGATAACTATTCAGAACCAGGGCGCATAGTTTTAGCCCATGGAAAAACGTGGCCTTCTATGACTCTCCAGCCTATAAACGGGGTACGGATACAATTTGTTGCGGGATACGGAGATCCTACCGACATACCTGAAAGAGTGAAACAAGCGATAAAAATATTTGTCGCGCATCGATTCGAATTTCCTGAGTCAGAGGACGTTCCTGCGGTAGTCTATTCCCTATTAAGACCAACTAGGATATCACCTCTATGAGAATAGGTTCTTTGCGACATCGTATTACGATACAGGAGCGACTCGGGCTTATTTTTCAAGATTGTGCAAAGGTATGGTCGTCCATTGAACCAATCAGCGCAAAGGAAAAATTAGAACGTCCGGATATGGAGCAGTCTATTACCCATCGAATTAGGATTCGTTACCGAAAAGGGCTCACTTCTACGATGAGGGTTATCTACAAAGATAGGCTATTTAGCGTTGAGTCCATTATTGATCCAACAGAAAGGCAAAAGGAATTGGAGTTGATTTGCGAAGAACTACTACCTCTCATCGATGTAATTAGAGTTCTTAGAAAAGCTCCAGTTAAAGATGAACGCAATATAGTCACCATGGATAATCCTGTTATTTGTGAGATTAAAGCATGCATCACAGCCATAGAGGATAGTTTTAAACGCTTTGACAATGAACCTGTCGAATGGGATAAAAAAGCCAAGCTTATCTGCGATTTAAGTGAAGATATAAAAGCTGGAGACACCTTAACATTACTTAGAGAAGGTGATTTTTTCGTTGTCGATGCTAATCAAGGTAAACACTTTTTAGAAATTACTGCCCACCAAGATAAACGAGGTGCAGAGAATGGATTTTAACCAGTTACAAAAGCGACTCAGAATGCTACAAGATAAAGATATTAAAAGGATTGAAAAGAAAATCATTCGACGTATCGGTACCGTATTCTTACGGATGTTACGGCAGCAAATTAAAAAGATGGGGCTTGTTGATAGCGGTGAATCAATGAAAGCCTTTATGAAAGGAAAAAGGGGTAACGTTTGGATTATGGACGTTGATCGTAATTCGTTTACCCTTGAATTAGGAGCTAGTTACTTCGTCCCACGACTATTAAATGATGGGTATACGATTGAGAAAGGGCATTTCGTACCAGGGCGCTTTGAAGGCGGTAAATTCATCTATGATCGAAATGCAAAGACAGGTGTATGGATGAAGCCACGTAGCTTCATTGGTAAAAATTATTTAGATATCACACTCCAAGGCTTCCAAGGTGGCATTCAAGGATTAATGGAAGACTTATTATCAAAAGAGTTAAAGAAGGTGCTTGGATAGTGGAAAAAGACCTTTCTACATTAGTAGATTTAGTTAATCAAGCTTACCCTGAGCTTGCCATCATTGTTAATCTCGAAGAGTGGTTATCCGGTTCCTTCGAACCTCCTGTTGCTTTTATCGAAACGCAATCCGTGACGGAAAAAGCCAACAGTTTAACTACTTATCGAGTTATAGCAGACGCTGGTATTGTAATTCATTACCCCAAGGAGAATGGCTACTATAAAACAGTTTCATCCGAACCACTGCGGTCCATCCTCCGAAAAGAAAAGTACAGTTATCGAGGGAAAACGGATGGTCTACTGATTGATATTAACCCAAGTACTCTGGAAGTAACTAACAGTAAAAAGGATCGTACAGAAATAACTTTTCGCTTTGAATATTTACTCACTGTACCAAGAGAAAAAGTTGAAAAGATTAATACCTTCGAGGTAGAGGAGGGATATCATGGCTAAAGCAAAAGAGCAACGAGAAGATACAGCCATCCGACGATTAAAACAGGATTGGATTGAGAGCGCAGGACAGGTAAAAGCAGAACGCTTTGAACTAGTCGGTGCTCTTTTTTATGTCCCTGACACAGAAGCTTTGACAGAGGATCAGGTAAAAGAAAAACTTGCGAGATATCGAGGTGAAAAGTAGATGGCCATTGAACGCGAGCGTCCAGGAGTCGTTGTATTGCTGAAAGCGAAAGCGAAAGAACGCATCTTACCTAAAAGTGGCGTGGTGCTTGTCCCTTATCTAGGAGAATGGGGGGCGCCCAATCAACTAGTGACCATGAAGGGGTACGAGGAGCGAACGTCAGAGTTATTTGGTTCTGTGGATACAGTTGAATTATCGGCCGAAGGCGGGGCAACGATCATTTCCTATCGAATCACGAATGGGACTGAAAAAGCTGCTACATACACCCAAGCTGACTCCCTTACTATCGAATCACGATATCCAGGATTAACAGGCAACAGAATTGCTATTTCGATTAGTCCGTCATCTGCCGAACCAGGTAAAAAAGAGTTGGAAGTGAAGGGGATTATTTCGACTGAAAAATATTCCTTTGCTACCGTGGAAGAGTTACTAAAGAAAACAGATCAATCTATTTACATTCGCGTGAAAAAAATAGGAGATCAACCTGTAGAAGACGTTGCTCTGACAGCATTAACAGGTGGTACGTCTGGTATGGGGAAATTACAGCCTAAAGACTTTACTTCATTGTTCCTTGCCATTGACGGTGCTAATTTTGATGTCCTTTATCTACCGTCTGATGATCCAGCTATACAGGCAGTCGCCAAGCAGTACATTTTGGACAGGGAAAAATTCACGCGAAAACGCAGCACACTTGTTATTGGTGGAAAAGTAGATCAAGACACTAGGATGGACGCTCACATAGAGCGATCTATCGCGAGCAACTCACGTCGGATTGTCAATTGCGCCATTGCTGGTACACATAATAACGGTAAGACTTACGGAAGCCTAGAATGGGCCGCATGGCTAGCTGGCATGATTGCGGCTACTCCGGCACATATTTCGTTAACGGCTCAGCTCGTACCTATGAAGAGAGCAGCAAAAGATTGGGGACACACTGAAATTCAAAACGCACTTAATTCTGGTACATTGATTGCCGTTCGAGACGGTGACGTGTACTTGATTGAAAGTGCAATCAACACTCTAACGACATTGAAAGAGAATGAGCGTGAGGATTATGGGAAAATTCGTGTTTCGATGACGATTGATCAAATTGTTAATGACATTACCTCTGTAGGCAAAAAGTATAAAGGTAAATTGAATAATAACGATATTGGCGGGGCCACTTTCGTAGGGGCAGTAAAGACCTACCTCGAAGCTCGTGAGTCGCAAGGAGCGATTGATTCAGGCTGGATTTTCAAAGATAAAAAGAATGGTGAAGGGGATAAGCGCGGATTCCTTTTAGCTGCCAAGCCGTTAGACGCCATTGAAATTTTTGACGTAACGTGGGAGGTGCTATAACGTGCGCCAGAGCGATATTAAATTAAAGAATTGCCAAGTTTACGACGAGAACGGTGATCCGATCTACGGGGCGTTAGAAGGAAAAGCCGCCTTAAAAACGGAGTACGGAGACGTGAAACGCCTGCAAAAGGGTTCTGTTCAGACCATTGATTCTTGGCACATCGAAGTGACTCTCCGTGTTTCATCGGTTAATTCGGCTTTAAAGTATTTTTGTGCAGACTTGATTACGGAAGGAAAAACACCAATTATTCCACAGTTGATTGGAGAATCTGTGGATAAAGAGAATGACAACATTGAACGGGTCCGTATCAGTGACATTTACCTGAATCCTGAAGAAATAACATTGTGGGAAGCGAAGGCAGATGGCAACGATAATGCGACCTATGAAATAAAGGGACGCAGTAACAAGAAGCCTGATTTCCTTGATAGATTACCTGAATATATGGAAGACTAGGAGGATAAGAACATGTCAAAATTAGAGAAATTTTTATCTAAAGCATCTGAGGTTATGCCACGCAAAGAAATAGAGGTTGTGATAGATGGTGACGTATGGAAGGTAAGAGAGTTGACGCTTACCGAAAACCGGCTTTGTGAACGGGAAGCAGATAAAGGGGATAAGTTCGACTGGTATCGGTATAACGATGCTCGCATTGTAAAGTCAACCGAATATGATTTTAACTGGAATGATCCGGAGCTATTGAAGGCATATAGGGCGGGGGATAAATTTGAGTTACCTGCTAAATTGTTTGACCGTAATCCGAATGGTTATACTGTTCTCCTAGAAGCGGTACGGAATCTTAGCAGTGGCAATACCGAATCAGATGCAGTGGAAGAAGCAAAAAACTAATTAAGTCCGATGCGGAGGCTTGGCATGTTGCCAAGGCTTTTTTAAATGGAAGAGGCCTTCCATCGGAAATCGTTGATTACGAAGTAGATCGTTATAAACAAAAGCTTTTTATCATGGCTTGTCAAATGATTGAGCAATCACAAGAAGAGGGAGAAAAGTAGCTTCTCCCCTTCTCCCGAGCAAATGGGGGCTGGGGAGAAGGCTCTATGTATTTATACGGTATCCAATGTACACAAGTAGTACGATTCCGAACATGGTACCAATACTTGGTCCCGGTCCCCATCCAAACAGTAACATAGGGATAAACGATAACAGGAAAGCGATGATAAAGAAAAAGAGTAGCATACCAAACCGTAGCGCAAGAAAAACAATAAGACGAAAGAGTTGATAGAAAGCTGTGGGTATAACCTTCCAAAACTCCATGATACCCCTCCTTTATATCCAAATTGTACCATAATGAATAAGTCAGGGGGTGTGTAACTTGGCAAAAGTAACAGCGTTATTTGAGGCGAGGGATAGGATATCACCAGAATTAATCCGGATGAGACGAGAAACAGATCGAACCAGTCATTCCTTTGGTGGAATGAGAAGAGGTTTTAAACGAGAAGCCCAACGAATGGAAAGAGAGATTCATAGTCTGCGATCCGATCTGAAACGCCTACAAAGTGTGAAAGCAAGACCGAAAGTTGAACTGGATGATAAAGCGTCCCAAGGTATTGCTGATGTAAGACAACAATTAATGGGCTTGGCCGGACTGGCAGCAGGTATTACGATTGGGGCAGGCGCTGGTGGTATCATGACCGATTTACAAGCAGCGTTTAGGGAAAGGGCACTTTATGCCGCGAAAGGGAAAACCCAAGAAGAGATAAAAGCTTTCGATAAACGATCAAAAGAACTAGTAAATATGAATCCTTATCTGAATCTCCAAGAATCAATGGCGATTCAATCAAGAAGTGAGCAGTTAAACGGGAAAAAGGGTGGAGCCTATGCCGAGGAAGCGGCTAAATTAGGTGTTACGACCAAGTATACATCTGATGAACACTTGAAAATGCTAAGTGTAATGTCCAAAAGTATGGAAGTTGATGATCCAAAAAGACTGGCAAATGCTATTCAATATATGTCCAATAATTTAGTGGACTTTAAAGATGAGTTTGTCGATTCAGTTGTTGAGTACACAGTTCAAACCAGCAAATTTTTAGATACACCTGAAAAGCTAGCTACGTTAGTAGGCGAGATAGGAAAGCTAGGGGTGTGGTCGGACGATAAGGCACTGGATTCTTTAAAAGAGGCTTCGCTAAAGTTTACGAACCAAGGTGATTTAACCAACGTATTGAAAACCGGATTTGAAACCGGAGGAATGAAGTCCGAAGACGCACAGAAAAAAGCAGAATCGGAAGCAGAGATAGTCAACGAACTGCTCCATTCAGACAACGAGGCAGATAACAAGTCTGCCATGGGACGTTTGATGATGGCCGTAGCAACGATTGAAGATAAAAATATGCGTCAACAAGTATTAAATGAGTTGGGAGCGGGACCAGGTGAGGACTTAGCAAAACACTTTGCTCCACTTTTACAGGTTGCAGGTAAAATTTCTACAGGGGAACTAAAATCAAAGGTAGCCAGCAATGAAGCTGACAAAGCATACAAGCTAGCTGTTGATAGCAACCCCTTATTCGAGTATCAGCAGGCTCAAAACAACGCAAAACAAGCAGTTATGGACTTTGGAGCAAAATTAGCTAAAGATGCTACGCCAGCTTTGACTAGTTTAAGTAAAGCAGCAGGATGGGTTGCTGAAAAGTTTAATGGATTAAGCGATACCACACGTATCGGTTTAGAATTAGCAGGTGCAGGTGGCGTTTTATTAGGTAGCGGCTACATGTTGATACGATCAGCTAAGATGCAAATGATGGCGGCACAGGCTTTAAAAAGAGCTGCTGGCGGTAGTGGAGATTTCGATTTTGATTCGGACGGAAGGAAAGACAAGAAAGAAAAGAGGAAAGGAAAAGGAAAGAAAAGAAGCTGGAATCCTTTTAAACGAGATAAGTCTGTGCCGAGGGGACTATCACCCGAAGATGCAAAAAGGTTGGCGTTTTACGGTTCTGAACCTGCCAAACAAGGAATATGGGATAAGGCAAAGAATTTCGGTGGCAAAGCTGTGGGCGGTATCAAAAGTGTTGGTGGTTCTATCGCTAAAAAATTGCCGTACATTGGCACTGCTGCTGGTGTGGGCTTGATTCTAGCTTCGGATGATAGCGATCAGGATAAGGTCACGTCGTTAGCCAGAATGGGCGCCGAAATAGGTGGTGGAGCACTTGGAGGGGCGGTAGGTGGTGCTGTAACAGGTGCGATTGTAGGATCGGTTGTCCCAGGTATCGGTACTGCGGTAGGTGCAGCCATCGGTGGAGCTGGAGCTTTAATTGGTTCTGCTATCGGAGCATGGGGTGGAGGCGAATTGTTTGATAAAGCCAAAGACTGGTGGTTCGGGAAAGAAGAACCGCCTGATACAGGACCAAGCAGATCCAAAGAGGAAATGATAGGTTCAATCGTTGATCCTCTAAAGGGAATGGCCATGAAAACAGCCATGGGTCAAACGGTTTCTCAATTAGCAGACAAATTCTTTCCTGGTATCAAGACGTGGTGGAAGGGGCAAGTCAAAGATTATGCCATTAAAAACGGGATGCCTGTTCCAGAAGATAAGTCATTTAGCGACGTTATCAAACCTTTAGAAACCTCTGTCAAAAAGATGGTTATGAATACCGGGATGGGGCAAGTTGGCTCCCAATTATTTGATAAATATTCGCCAGACATTAAAAAATGGTGGGATGGTCAGGTTAAAGATTATGCACAAAAGTTATCCGTTCCGACCCAATCGCCAGCTGCTAAGAAGGAGGAAGAAAAGCCGAAACTAACAGCATTAACCGTATCTAGTTTACCTATAACTTTGAATGCGGCTGGTGTCCTACAGGATGTCTCAGGTCTTATTAAATTATTGCGAGATCCATCTGTAACAAATGAAGTTAAACGCATTATTGAAACTGCTTTTGTGAATGCCTATGAGACGGGAGGAGGGAAAGCATGATTCGTATGCAAGGAAAGTATCGGCTAACGTTTCCGGTAACACCAGCCGAAGTGCAAATGAACGGATATGGAAATGATACAGAAACTACAACGAGTATTTCGCTTGTCTCAAAAAATAGACTAGCTGCCTATCGTGCCAAATCTATCTCCTTTGATTTTTGGCTACCAGGAGATATAGAATCTCCCTTCATCGAAGTGGAAGGCTATCCAGGCCCACGAGAATGGTTGGCGGGCATAGATCGGATTTACGGGAAGGAAGTTCTTCTCACAATCGAAGAATTAAATTTAGCTTGGAACGTTTATATTGGCCCGATTGACGGGACATTTAAGGGAATGAACGGAGACTTTTACGGCTCTGTTGAATTCCCTATTTTTATTAAGGATGAGTTTTTGCAGTGGTCTAACAACAAGGATTTACTATCGCCACCAAAGGTATTTGCTAAACAGCAAAAAGCGCGAGCGAATACTAGCGGAAAAAAAGGAAAGAAAAGTTTATCTTTCATGAGTTCTGCCATTCAACAGATTAAACGTGATCGTATACGAAACAAAAATATACCGAAATAAGGTGGTGAAAGAACATGAAAATAATCTATGGCCGTGGGTCTGATCGGATTGACCTTACCCCTGCGGTAACAGAGATGACATGGTCCTCATCAAGAGGTCAAATCGCTCAGGTATGCCAAGCAAAAATACGTAACGCTCCACCTCTTGGAGTCGCTGGTTATGTAATGCTGTTTAGCAAAGAACAGAAGCTCAGAGACCAATTTTTTCATGGCCCCGTTGTAGAGTGGAATCAAGATGAAAAGACGGGGGAGGTAAGTGTTACAGCTTATGAGCTTTCGTGGTATTTGCAGAAGAATGACGTACAAAGACCATACATCAATGGAGATGTAGGAAAAGAACTAGGAAGAATCATCAAATCGGCGGGTATCTCTTTTGAGTGCCCGTCTTTTGGTTGCATGCTAAAGGAACGTATGAGTACGCAATCTTATACCTCTTTATACACGCAGCTCACAGAAGAAGCCTACGACAAAACGGGAATCCGATATTTTGTTCAGCACGAGCGAGATAAGTTGAAGGTTCTGGCTGAGGGAAATAACCCTTATGTACCTGTATTTAAAGCAGCAATGCTAGAAGCTAGTTCTATGGGAGAAAGCCTGGAAGAACTTTATACAGTTGTTACAGTACAACGATATAAGGATGATAAGTTGGCCAGCAGTGTCAGTAAAGAAAATAGTGGTCCTGTCAAAAGGTATGGTCGCATGCAAAAAATTATTGAAGCTGGCAAGGACGATAACCTAGCTGCAATAGCTAACAATCAATTGAAAAGATTATCGGAGGTATCACGTACCCGTGAAATAACCGTTCGTTTTACCGATCCGGCAATTGCTAAATTGCGAGCTGGTTGGCGTGTGGATATCTTGGAGCGGAATGGGAAACAAACACAGTGGATTGTAACATCTAGCAGTTCTCAAAGCAAAGGAAAGGAATACATGATGGACCTTTCCTTGGAAAGTAGGTAAAGCCTATGCAACAAGCGATTAATCGATTAATTACCCAAGCGAGAAGTGGCATAAGTGATACCCAGATTGAATTTGGTGTTCTACAAAGCTATGCTCCTGTGGTCATTAAATTGGATGAGGACCCTGCGCCTCTAAAAGAGGTGGAGGATGATCTAGTATTTTTTAAGGATGAGCTATTCACAGAACTTCAATTGGGAGCAAAGTACGCTTTAATGCGATGCACCAATGGTCAATATTTGGTGCTAGGGGAGGTGCGGTAATGTTTCCAGTATTTGAAGAAGACAGGGAAGTGAAGGAGGAAAAGGAGACGACTCCATGGACGTATAAAATGGATTGGTCTACTAGGCAGCTTGTCCAAGGAGCGGATGGTCGTCACGTAAAGACTAGTAATTATGAGGAGTATTTAGAAGAGATTGCGAAAAAAATTCTGCATACCAAGCGCTTCCAATACAAGATTTACACGGACCGAGTGGGGGTAGATTTTTTTGAACATATTGGCAAGCTACCCAAACATGTGCCTCTGGCTATTATCAGGCGAGAGACCGAGGATGCGCTGGAAGCTCATTCAGAAATTGAAGGTGCAGAGGTTACGGATATCAGCCAAAAGGAAAGTAGGATTGCTTTCACGGTCCAGATCGAAGGAATAAGAGGAAGAACAAAGGCGGTGATTGACATATGGCAACGCTAGAAAAACCGGAAATGCCCGTCCTTAGAGAATCTCCGGATGAAATTTATCAACGTATGTATAACAGAGCGAGAGACATGGCTTTGTCTCGTGGAGAAATCCCTCCGTCAGAAGAGGAAGGAGAAATTTTCTACGATTTTCAATATCCTTTGGCTATGGAAATTTCCGAGCAACAGCAATTAGATGAATACCGTTTCTTGCAGTGGTTTTTACCTTGGTCTGATGGGGAATTTCTGGATGCTTGGGGAGTATTTTTAGTCTTATCCAGGAAAGAAAATGAACCAGACGATTTGTATTTACAACGATTAATGGAAAAGGCGGCCTCTGAAGAGGGGAGAGGTGCTGAATCTGACTACAAACGATGGATAAAAGAAGTCGTTAATGTAGGCGATCCGTTTATTTGGGGGGAGGCACCTAATACAGTACACATTGCTTTGATCAGTCAAGACGGGATGCCAGCAAATGAGGAACTAATTAAAGCTGTACAAAACCATTTGGCTTTAGAAGGTAAGCATCATATGAACGATAAAATCATTGTAAAGCCTGCTCCAATAATTGAAATTACTGTCTCAGGTAAATTGCTCGAATGGGAGCATACAACCGATCTGACAGCCACTATTGCACAAATTGAAAGTAATATACGTGCTTATGTTTCTACTCAGAAAACAAAGATATTATATTCCGAGATTTACCGTCTGTTTAAAGTACCAGGTGTCATTGATTATAGTGAGGTCCAGTTAAACGAGGGTCAAGCTAATATCCCTATATCCTTTGCTACGATTCCTATTATCAAATCGGTAACGGTGACAACGATATGAGGATGATTCCAGAGAGATATAGAGAATGTTTGCCGCCATACTGGTATGAAAACATAGCTGCTATTCAGCATTTTGATGGAGCTGGCGGGGAGATAGACTACCAGCGAGATAAGAAAACAGATCTGGAGCAACAAATGAATATCCAAACAGCAACGTGGGGACTGGTGTTTTGGGAATACATGTTTCAAGTTGTGCCAAAGTTTGGAGATTCCTATGAGACAAGACGGGCGAGAGTAATTGCAAAGTATCGACAGGTTAATCCATTTACTCCTGCTATGGCAAAAGAAATAACTCAATTATTTATCTCACCAGATGGAATAGACCGAATTGAGATAACAGAAAGCCCTGATACAGGTTATTTCTATATCTCGGTTCCCCTATGGTCAATTTATGACATTGCTTCATGGGTGCATGATATTCATAAGCGAAAACGGGTTCCCCATGTTTTTATGCCGCAGTTAGCAAGCTATGATCGAATTGAGTTCGTTGAGACTATCAAAGTAAACCAGCGGAGATATCACAAGGTTCATGAGTTTCGAGTTCGCATGACCCCTCTTACATACCAAAATGAGGTGATTATTGATGGATAAAGCCTATTTGGAACGGGTTGTAGAGGATTTGGCAAAGAGAGCGTCTACCCTTATATTAAATAACCAAACTGTCCAATTGAGGTCTATCAAGCAGGAAGAAGGTAAGGTCATTGTGATCACAGAACCAGTGATGGGAATAACCAAGGTATCCTCTTTGAAGCTATTGGACGATTTAGGGAATCCCATAACCGAAAGGACTGCGAACATAGACGTGCTGGACGATCAATCGTTAGAATTTCGATTTGAATTTGAAGTAAGAGGGGTGAAAGAGTAATGCCATACCAAGCAAAACTTGACTGGCAGGGTGATGATCCTGTCATGGAAACAGATATTAATCGATGGGAAAAAGGGATTGACGATGCGCACAAGCTACTGGAAAAGCATACGGTAGCGATTGCTGCCTTACAGATCGAGGTGCAGACGATTAAAGACGCATTGTTTAATAATTTTACAGGGAATGTGTTCTTCGAGAATTTTGTGACCTTAAATGACGTGAGCCTAACAGAAGGTTGGTATGACGAGGTTAACAAAAGGTTGGTGGTATAGTGGCAACGATAAAAAAACTTGAAAAGCAATTTGATGAATTATCATATAGCTCACAAACTCATACCTTAACCATACTAGGTTTAAAAAGTATTAAGTCTGTAACGGTTAATACGGGAACGGTATCGTATAAAGTAAGTGGCAATACTGTAACGTTTTCATTCGGTGGAGGCTCCTACACACGGTGGATTCAAACGGGAGGTTCCTACACACCCTCTCAAAGTAAAGAGGTAACTACTTCGCAGACAAGCTCATCTAATTCTTTTCCGGGCAGTATTTCCTATAATAGTGGGGGATTCAGCGGGACGTTAGGTAAAGACGGCAGCTCCACACAAACACTTGTAAGTGGCTCTACTGGGGATAATAAATCTGCATCAAAAAGCTATACGGTATCAAGTGGAAGAATGAATTCTTGTCCAGAGGCGGAGAGAAGCGCGGAAAGATCGTTGCCTAGCTCTATTTCCTACAATGAGGGTGGGTATAGTGGAACTCTATATCGTACGGGTTCCGTGTCTTTCGGGAGTTGCACCCGTTCTGGTCGAAATCCAGACGAATATTGGAGTATGACAGCAACAGCAACGTATTCCGGCACGGTTACAAGACCCTCAACTGCGGTCTATAGTTATAGGCAAAACTATCGCGGTACCGTTACAAAACCAGGAAGTGACACGCGAAGCTATACCCATTACTATCAGTATGCGGTAACTATCGAGTATTCCGATAACTCTAATCCGACACTTACCCTTTCATCACCAACCGGCAACCAAATGCTTACGGAAAATGCAACGTTAAGCATTCAAGGAACCGCATCCGACATCGACAAGGATAACGTAATTACAGTAAAGTACCAAGTTAATAAAGGAACGGCAAGGGCGTTGCAATCCGGTGTATCTAACGGTAGCACGCCTATTTCTTTTGCTAAAACGCTAACATTTAAGAGCAAGCGCCTCTACGACGGTACAACCGATATAACAGGCTCTGACCTAGCCCAAGACACCGATTACACCTTAACTGTTTGGGCGGAAGATGACCAAGGCGGTAAATCAACTGAGATTACGCGCAAATTCCGAGTTGTTCACAATCGCCCTCCCGTTATCAGCGGACAAAATGAAGACCTTGGCACACTTAGTTCTGTTCCTTCAAAGAAATACACGGTCATAGAGCCAGAGGGTGACACGTTTACCATCACGGAGAAAATCAATGGTAAGGCAATCCGCACATTCGCTGGAACTGACAAAATGGAAAATACGTTGACTATCCCACTGGACATGTGGTTGCGGCTCTCTTTAACAGAAGCCCACACATTAACGATCGAGGCAACCGACAGTAAAGGTTTGAAGTCGACTAGGACGTTTACTTTCCATCGATCAGCCGACAAGATAGCATTCTCTCTAAAGAAACCTTTTGATACCACTATTGCTGCTAAACGTATTCTGATAACGATTGATGCAACGGTTCCTCCTGGTGCAGATTATAAAGTCGAGGTGTGTAACAATGCGTTTGACGAGTTGCCGACATGGGAAGACGCAACTAACCATGTCAAATTCAACCGTGGCTTTATCTTCACCAACAAGGAAAAAACAGCAGAAAAATGGGGCGTTAGTGTGCGCTTTGTTTTTGTTAAAGGAGTCGCAACTGAGCCTGTGATTGTAAGAGGATTCGGAGGTGCATTCGATTGATTTTAATAAAACCTATGGATTTGGGCGAAATGGAGCAAGAGCGTGAGAAAGGTAAAATCTCGCCAGAGCTAATAGAAGCCTATGAAGCTATTGCTCAGTTACAAGAGATGGTAACTAGAATGGAAGCCAAAATAAAAACACTAGAAGGAGAGAAATAGAAATGGTTAAAGCGTATATGATTCCTGTGTACAGCCTATTGGTAAAAGTCGGTCGCAGAGAAATTGAATCTTTACCGGAAGTTTATAGGGTTCCCGTAGCAGAGTATTTAGCTGAGCAAACTGAATCATAAAACGCTTCTCATTATTACGAGTGGCGTTTTTTTTCATGGGGAGCTGATAAGCTCCCTTTTCATTTTTGCCCCAAAGGGGGTGATGAGGAGAGGGTAAGCATGGAAGAGACTGTAACGAACGCATTGCTCCAACAAGGGCCATTTGCTGCTCTGTTTGTCTGGTTGTTATTTTCCACCAAAAAAGAGGGG